CTGCGCCATCTGCACCCGCCGCGCCCGTGGGGCCTGGGGGGCCAACAGCACCGTCCGCGCCCGCCGCACCCGTGGGGCCTTGAGCACCGTATGTCAAAACATACAAACTAACTTGGTTGCCGCCCCCTACCACCTCAATAGGCGACGTGGCGGGAACGGTCAGAATAAATTGGCTCATATCAGCGTTTGCGCCCGCGCGACGATAATCGCATTGGTTTCGCTGATGTGGCCAGTGCTGTCTTTTATATCGTAATGCAGCGTTTCGATGGGCCAATCCGCTGTAGATTCGCCGTCGGGCAGACCCATGACAAACGTTCCGGCAGCAGCATTGATGTCGGTAAACTCAACAGTTGCTATCAACTTGCCGGATTGCGTCCGGATTTGGCTTTTTAAAGTAATGCCCGTTAAAGCTTTTGGCGTAACACCGTCATCCTCGGTATATTGGCCCTGCACAGAAAACGGTTCGCCCTGCTTGATTTTTAGTGTCATGTTATTTACTCGAATTTACGCCCTGACATTTTCGCCAGGACTCCCGCATACATAAACAACTCAGCCAGCGGCAGGGCTTTGATAACGGGCAGCGGCTGATTGCCGACCGCCATTAGCAGACCCACTGCCGCCACCACCCTTATGGCTTTTTTTCGGCTTCTTCCGGCAAGAGGTCATCTTGCTTTAAGATGTCATCAGCGATAGCCTCAGCCTTAACATAATCGCGCCCGCTCATCCGCTCGATAATTGCCTCATCATTGCCTGTCAGCCGGGCAATCAGCGCGATGCGCTGGGCAACGCCACCCGGCTTATCAAAAGCTAAATAATCGCCTGCCGTTGTATATTCACGAAATATCAATTCGGAAATTGTGATTTTGCCGATTTCAATCGGCATCTGTAATGATAATTTAGGCATTACGCCACCTTTTCCGACACATTAGCGATCAATGTCAGCTTGGCCTCATTGTCGCCAATCGCTACTACATCCTGACAAAACGCCGACGACATTAAATGCACTTGGCCGTCAGCAAGACGGACAGTCACATCACTGCCTGTGATGGCATTAAAATCACTGACATCAATGCCGCCGAGCAGATTGACATTCAGCTCAAGCTTAGCCTGGGTTGCCTGTTCGACAAACCCGCCGTCTTGCGCCTGCCGCCCAGGCTTGGGGTCGCGTTTAACGCCGCTAGGCGTAAACGTACCCGGACTAGCCGCCAACGGCACTTTGCCATAAGCCGATATGCTGACCGATTGAATATTATTAATGACCGCCATTTAGCCCACCTCTTTTCTGAATTGCGCCCGACCCGCCAGAATATAAAATGGCGATAGGATCACAGGGGTGTCGGTATAGTTAAACCGACTGGGGTTGACCGGATCTTGCTCGATGATCAACGTGGATTTGTAATACTGATATTCCTGCACCCAGCCCAATGTCGCCAAGAGCCGCTCTTTATAGAGCGTCAGTAGATATGCCCGGACGGTATCCACCGTGATAATAGGCAGGCCAGGACGATAGCCCTCATCATTTTTAGCACAGGCCATGCCTGTAAACCGCTGGATTGCGCCCATGCGCTGCTCGTAGCGGATACGCTCCATGACCTCCGTCGTATTGATGTCGAGATAGGCATCATCGGCACTGTCATCGGCGCGGTGCAGATACATCGAGATTAGCCGCTTGATTGAGCAAGAGCCATCACGCGATTTTTGCAAGATGCTTAAGCCCGCATACAGCAGCGAGTTGGCTTGCACAAAAGTGTATGGCTTAGCCATCACCAACCCCTTTAACGCCGTACCCTCCAGCGACCGCACCGGATTGTCGTACATCGCCGGAGCCGCCGTGGATGCAACAATAGCTGCCGTTTCCCACGTCGTCGTCAAGCCGCCATTGATAGCAACGCAACAAATATGCTCATAGTTTTTGGTATTGCCAAAATCAATCGCATCCGTATAACCGCCGCTAAACGTGGCGAATGCCCGAAAACCGGACTGGATAGGCGGCGCGTAACGGCGTTGGCTTTCAGCGTGGAAAGCGGCTAAAGTCACATCATCACTTAAGCCCAGCGCAACATACTTGCTGGGCGCATACAAATAGCCCGAATCGTCATCGTCAAATATTGCCGCGATATTGTCCGTTGATATGGCTGTAGGAATCAGCGTACCGCCGCTAAAGCCTGTGACATCAATGACTAGACCTGTAGGCATAACGTCGGTGGGCAAGGCATTTAGGCGCACGTCGATAGCATTGCCGCAAGTGCCAAAATGGCGGGCGGTTAATATCACCCCTGTGCCGTCAACATCCGCACGGGCCGGCAAGCTATGGTTGGTCGCATCGTCCAGCGCATTAATTGCCGCTGCTAATGCTGTAGCAATAGCCGTCGTGGTCATTGTTGCCGTCACTGCAATAGTGACTAACGTACCGCCTATATATAATGATAGTGTGCCGCCTACGGTCGCCGCCGCCGTCACATCTAAGGTCGCCGTGGCGGCACTGCCCAACGTATTATCAGCAAACGGCAGCATGTATAAATTCATCACCGGAGCAATGGCAAAATAGCGTTTCGCCATTTGCGCCAGCATCGACCCCGCCCCCGCTTTGGCGACCGCATCGGCCAGACTGCCGATAAGGCAAATCTCACCCGCCGCTGCCGTTCCGGTACTCAGCTTTTGCCCGACTAGCAGTAAGTTGGGCAGGGAGCCGCTGTTTAGCCCCGCTTGCGAGCCATCGATCTCAATGTACGCCCCCGGAACCCGCAGGGACGATGATATTTTTTGAAAGTCCACGTTAGTAGTCTCCGTTGCTGTATTGACAGTGTAATTATCACTGTGATTTAGGCCAACGGCAGTAACGCCGGAGCCGTTGGTTATGCCCGTAAAATCAAGTGAGACTTGATTGGTAACATCAACCACACCCGCTACCGCCGATACCGTGGCTACCCAAGTCACACCGCTATCACTGGATAGCGGCTCGGTTATCGTGCAGTGTGGGGCGTTGATATTCGCGGCGGCCAGGCCTGCGACCGCCGAATCAAAAACAATCGTTAAAACAGCATCAGGGCTGGCAGTAGTGAGTGCCGATGATGCAAGCGTGATCGACTCACAAATTGGGGCGGTTGAGGGCGGTGTCCAATCGGTAAAAAACTCGACATTAGTGACGTTGAAAGTTGGCGAATTAAAATTGGGGTTAAGCAACAACTCAGCAATGTCAAAATACAGAGATGATAAATCGACCACCAAAACATTATTGCCGACAGTAATGTGAGGCGCAGGACCTGACATATCAGGACTAATCCACTGTGCTTGAATAAAATCCCCACCGCCCGGCATGGAATTTATATCAAAATTTAAGTTAGTAAATGTCGGCAACTCTGTAATGTCAATCGTCATCCTAACGCTTGTTGGGCGCAAACCAGTCGCCCATGCCCCCAATACTTCAAAGGCTATGCCGCCAGTAATTCCGGCATATTTTTCTCCATCCCAATTATCCGGTGATGCCGACCAATAGTCGGGACCAAAAACAGAAACCCAAGCACTCATAATTTATCAAGCCTAAAAGTTTGCGACTGCCCGACTACTGGATCAGGCAAGAAAGTAGCAATGGTTTGGACAACACGGTAGCGGTCACGCCAAAACAGCTCGCCGTTGGCATAATCTAAAACCTGCCCGCCCTCAAAAGTGACGGGCTTAATCGACCCCGGTAGCGCATAGCCCAAGAGCAAATCCAATACCGCTTGGCGATACCGGATCATCTGCTCATCGGCTTCAAACGGATTTTGTGTGCGCTGGTTTTCGATGGCGATAACGACATCAAACGCAACGACATCATCGGTTGCACCATCGCCAATGCTAGTTGACGTATCGGCTGCCCGGATTACCCACGCCAACGGCAAGGGTAACTTTTCGGTCATGGCCTTGGCATACTCGCCGCCGCCGCCGATTTTACGGAACCACAAACCGCTAAAATCATCCGGCTTAGGCTTGAGCAACTCGACAATAGGCGATAACGATAACATCAGCACCAATCCCCATCGTCCTCAGTCGGCAAGTCGCGGTAACGCGACTGGCCGGAGAATATCTCAATGCCGTCTGTAAGGACTTGGGGCGGATCAGCTACCACCGGAACTAAATTAAGCTCACCTTTTGAGTGGCTTTTTAAAGTAGCAACCGCCCCCTCGTAAGCCTTCGTGGCTGCTTCGCTATCGCCGCCCAGCCGCTGCAAATAATACAGGGCGATAGTCGTGGTCAGCCGGGCAACAACGCCGCTACGAAAATCATCAGGGATACCGTAATTGGCAATTAAGCCAGAAGCATCCGCTAAGGCTTCGTGTATTGCGCCCTGCACCAAGTCCAGCGTGGCTTGGTCGGCAGCGGAATAGCCCGATAGGTCATCACCCGCGATTGCCGCCCGCAACGCCGACTCATCGACCATTGCGCGGTCGGCGGGTACAGCGAGTTGCAATAGGCGGGTCGCGTTGGTGTGCTGCAATAAAGTGGCGGCATCAGCAAACATGGCGACTACTCAGTAGCTGTATCGGCTTCTGCCGGAGCGGGGCCGGTATCCTCGCCCGCCACCACATCGGCCTGCTTTTCAGGATCAGGCTTAGGCTCAGGCTCAGGCTCAGGCTTAGGATCAGGATCAGGATCAAGCTTTGGATCAGGCTTAGGACCCGGCGGCAACTCAATCAATTCGCCTATGCCGCACTTAGTTTCCCCATCATCATCTACCGCCGCATCATTAGCGGCCATAAACCCGACTGGCGGCTCGTCAGTCACTTCCAGCATTTGCTCGCCATGCAAAACCGACATCGTTGCATAATCAACTTCAATGCGTTGCCAGTCGTTAGTAAACTGCATCCCGGCACGGAAAAAGGGGATTTTGCGTTTTTTGCGGGTACGCACATATATTTTATGAAGGCTCATAATTAGCTCCCCATCCAAGGCGTGACCAACAGCTCGACTTTTTTCCAGTTGGTGTTCGACGCGCCGCCCGCTTTGTTTTGCGCCAAAATGAGTTGCTCGGCAGCGGCGCGGTTATCAGCACCGACGACTAACGTATCAGGGACAATGCCAAGTTTTCTGCCGCCATCACCCTTGAACCGCATCATGGCATCAAAACCAGCATTAAAGTTAGCTTCGGTCAAATCAGCTTTAGAGCCAAAAGCTGTTTGCCAAAACCCATAAGCCGCATTACCACGATAGCGGCCACCAAAGCTATACAGGTCATAATCAAAAACCTGCTGGCTAGACGGGTCAATCATTGAGTAAAACTCAGGCTTAGTCCGGTTTTGCAGATAGAGCGGCGATGGGGCGCGGTTAGTACACAGCAAGACCCACGGCTCTCCCGTACCCGCCTGCATATTGCTGACAGTTGTCGCCGTACCCGTGCCGTCTTCGTTTGGATAAACGGGATGATCGGTATCAAAAAAATACTGGCCGTCGTAGCACTCGCTGCTAAAGCCATCATTCAGTGCGGCAAAGATCAGGTCGTTGTACAGATCGTTGATCGACTCGCCATAGCTTTGGGCGATGTCGCCGTAGTGGCCAAAATTATCGTCTTCAATGTCTTCGCGGGGTATATCCACCGTGTTTTCAAATTTCTTATTGACGACTGTGTATGCACGCTCTTTCACCGCCTTATGCGTCCGAGAGCCTGTCCATTCAATAAAAGCCGGAAATTGCGTTAGCCAGCCATAAGTATTTGAGTGACTGCCGCTAGCGATAGCCTTGGCGATTTTCTTCCAATCTTCACGCTGCCCGACCAAGCCCGCATTGAAACGGGCGACTAGCGTGGTTTTTAAGGCGAGTAACTCGCCGGATGTTAATGTAGCCATAATCTGTCAATTACCCTTTGGTAGCCAAGAATTGTTCGGGCGTTACGCCCATTTTTGCGCACATCGCCAAGTCAGTTTTACTCAGACCGTCAATTGCACTAGACGCGCCGACCTGATGCTGCTTAGCCAACACCGCCATAAAATCGGTGTGATGGGTCTCCATATAGGTCGTCAGTGCCGCTAAATCGAGATTATCTAAAAATGGCCGCTGGGCTGGCAGTAATTTGCCGCTAGTCAACGCCGCCTCAATGATTTTGGTGCATTGGGCTTTTTCGCCCGCCGCCGCCGCATCGGCCTTTTCTTTTTCCAGCGCATCGGCCTTAGCCTTTAGTTCGGCATTATCTTTAGTCAGCGCGGCCAGCTTAGTTTCTGCGTCAGCAGCTTGCGTCGTTAATGCCGCCTTTGCCGTTTTAGCCTGAGCAAGTTCCGTCTGCAAGGCGGCGATTTCTTCGGGGGTCATAGTTTTGTCCTCTGGGTTGAATTTAGATGCGGCGGCCAGGCGGCGGTTTAGTGCAGCCAGATCGTCTAGACCGTCAATAGCGGGAGTGTTGGTTAAGGCAGCGGAGATAATTTCCAGCACCTCGCCCGTCGTATCGATGTAAGTAAATACCGCACTTACATACCGTATTTCTTTTTTTAGGATGTGCTGGGCGGCCTCGCCGACCCAATCGATGTTAGTCGCATACAACCCCTTGGCATCATCAAAGCGCATAGACTTAAACCAGCCTGCTGCAACAACCTTTTGTCCATTTTTGGCGGCATTAAGCGACTGATGCTCATAGTCGATCAAAGTGTTGTTGGTAAGAGCGGCCATCCGCGCGATAACCTGAGCGGCGACCGCAGCATCAATAAACCACGCCGCGCACTCGCACGGACGGCCATCGGTCGCCCGAAAATAACCGGACGGCAACAAATGCGCCTCGGTGGGTACTGTGCCGTCAGCGGGTAGCTCAAGCTCAAAAGTGCAAGCGACCGTGGCGATAGCAATGGGTTTAGGTGGTAGGGTTTTTGTGGTCATAGCCGCTCCTGTTGAGTGGCTATAGTTTGCGCGGATAGCAGGGGTAATTTAAGGCTGGAAACATTTCCAGCCGGGAATTTAATCTGAGGCGTTTTAAGGCGTTTTTTGTAGTATTGCGCTAACGCTATGGAAAACGCATTAGCGCAATTTTTAAATGGTGTTTAAATGGCTTCCTGAGGCCTTTTAAACTAAAACATAGAGTGCAATCGGTTAACTGGCATCATCGGGGCTTTTTAACTTAATCGACAGCCCCGCGCCGCTTAATAGACCCGCCACTCCAATACCGTAGGACTGCAAATCAAACGGCACTTGGGCGATCGTTGAATAAATAGCCAGACCTAAGCCGACCAACACCGATAGCAATAATGACAACCGCATGATGCAGTATGTCGCATTGTCTTTTTCAGTAAG